AACAAAACGACCTCGAAATTCTTTGTTGATAGTGTGCAGGGTCCAGTATTGGTCAAGACTGTGTCACACATCGAAAAGCCGAAGACCGATGGATATGTTTCGTTGTATGCATTCGACTACGGACGCAGTAATGACATGACTTTGATCGGTCAGTATCATCCAGACGAAATCAATCCTAGCTATCGCAGGATTCGGATTGGTAAAAAGTGTGCTTGGGCGCGAATCGCATATCGTTTAACTCCTCCGACAGTTACATCGATGCAGGACTACATTCCTGTTGAGCATGAGCGAGCGATTATTACTGCGGTCCATGCTTGCGATCTGGAAGACAAAGATTTCGCAGAGCAGGCAGTTCGCTATTGGGGTGTTGCTTTCAATTACCTAAAGAATCAGCAAGAGCATCTCGATGGTCACGCATTCCAGCCTCCGCAAATCCAAAATCTAGTTTATGCCGATGGTGAAGAACCTGTGATGTTCTAATGAAAAGTGAAAACATCACATCAGGAAGACTGCAAAAGGTTTCAACTGGATGGACGCAGGGAGTCAATTCAGTAAAAAACCCTTGGGCATTGCCAGAAAATCAATTCAAGTGGGGGGTCAACCTCTCGATTCGCGGCGGCATCGCACAGACTCGCCCCGGCTACAAAATGCAGTTGAGTCTTCCTCCGGGCAACTTGCAAGGAGGCGTTATTTTTCAGGCAAACAAGCAGAAAGAAGCATCTTTTAGCCGCGAAGAAAATGGAGTCACGACTGTAGTTCCTGCTAAAATTTTTGATGTGAACGGAGATGGTGTTGTCCAACAAGAATTGAGCTACATCGTCTTTGCAGTTGATGGTTCTGTTTACTATGCGCCATTCCCATTAGTTCAGCCAAAGAACTGGAATGATTTTAAACTGACAAACATCAAGTTTAACAAGGATGTTGAGAACATCACCTTTGCTTTAGCGACCAAGACGGCAAATCTTGCAACTTCTGAAAATGAACTGGTAACCCCGGCCCATACCATCGTTATGATGCAGGACGGGCAATCTGCTCCGGGTTGGTGGGATGGAAGTAACAAGGTTGGAAATCAAGATCACAATATTCCAACTGGAACCCACATGGCATATTCTGGAAACCGGATGTGGATTGCCGAAAAGAATATTGTTCTTGCATCAGACCTCGGCGACCCGACTTCATGGGAGGAACGCAAAACAGGAACTGGGCGCGGCGACTTTGCTTTTGTGCGACCCGTGACAGGTCTTGTTTCGTATGTTGGTCAGGACACATCGACTCGTTTAATCGTGTTTACGGATCGTGCCACATATTCGCTTGCAAGCGGAATTTTGGACCGCTCTCAATGGTCAACAACTGCTAATTTCCAGAATACGCTTTACCCAACTGTTGGTTGCGTTGCTTCACGCTCAATCGCATTCCAAGCTGGGCAAATGTGGTGGTATTCGGATGGCGGATTAGTTGCGGCGGATGTCGCTGCGGCAAGCTATTTATCCTCGCAAGTTCTTTTTAAAGACATCGAGATGGCGCGAACCAAGCAACTCATGGATGGTGATCCATCTAATATTTGTGCGGTTTCGTTTGAAAACTACTTGATGTACTCTGTTCCATACCTATCAAAGCTCAATACTGACACGATGGTTATGGACTATGCTCCTGCGGCAGAATGGGGTGGCGGACGGCAACCAGCATGGGCAGGAGTCTGGACAGGAACTCGCCCAGTTCAATGGACAACTGGCAAGATCGACAATCAAAATCGATGCTTTCAATTTTCTATTGACTATGCTCCAACTGCTGATGGTTCTTACAATCATCTTTGGGAAGCATTTCAACCAGAACGCTACGACACTTATCTGCAAATTAATCCTGATGGGACAACTACCGATTTGTACAACAGGATTTACTGCCAATTGGAGACTCCATTACTCGGAGATTCAATGGATTTAAAACAATTTATCTATTCAGAAATTGATGCTTGCGAAATTGGAGGAACAGTTGATTTAAAGGTAAGTTATAAGGGCAGTAAAGGAAGGTATTTGCAAATCTTGGATCAAAGGATTTTAGCAGTAACAAATGAATGGCAGTACAAAGGAACTCCATTTGAAGAACAGATTAATAAAGTTTCGCTTTTAAACACTCAATATCGAAGATTGATTACTGAATCGGCGAATCGAAGCGCAACTTACGAAACTTGCGAAAGTTCCCTTACTAATGATGTTGATAAGGCTTTTTCAATTCTAATCGAATGGTGCGGAGAGATGGGGATTGAGATTGTTCGCTTATTCATCGATCCTTGGAGCGAGAAAGCCACAGGAATCCCTCAAGCTAACGAAACGAAGTCATGCGTGGTTGGGCAGAACGGACAGAATTTCACGATTGACCTTGAGCCAAGCCCATACGAAAACGCTTCGCTAAACCAGCAGACTTGGAGCGCGAAGGTTTACAAGACTGTCACGCTCTCTTGTACAAGCAGTAGTCAGACCATTTCGGCAACGGCATCCGCATCGTTTATCTCGACTGTTTCTTACTCTCACGCGAAGGAAGAGGCGAGCAAACTTGCCGAGCAAGCCGCGACAAACGCCGCACAAGAATTCAAGGCAAATAATCCCTGCTAATATGCCAAGTATTAATAAAGCAAAAATAAGATTGACGAACTTTCCGAACAAGTTCATATCTCCTTTTGCCGATGAATTTCTCGTTCCGGTTTACTCTTCAATTCCGTTTGAAAAAAACCAAAACAATTGCCTGCCATGTGCCTTGTGTGGCACATACAACGAGCGTCAAGATGTATTGGATCAAATTGGATCGCAGTATTCTGGATTTAAACAGGGTCCAGTTCCCGACGATGTGTTCGTAGGTTTCAACTAATAAATAAATGAGATCACCAATCGAATATAAATTAATTCCAAAAGATTCAGGAGAGTTTCTTGAACTTGTTGATTTTGCAGAAACATTTGATCACCAAGTTGTAGATCATCCGCAAATTAATGTTTATGGTCATTATCGTGACAATCAATTAATTGGCTATAGCGACCATGTCTTTGTTCCAACAATCTATCCAGCTTTCCATCCTGACTTTACAACTCCGAGAGATGTAGTACAAGTGATGCATGACTGGCGAGTGCATACTCAATTCACAGGCGGACCAAGTTACATTGGGGTTCCGTTACAGGCTGATCGGCCAACATTTACAAATGAAATCATGGGAAAACTTGGTTTGGAACGAATGAATCGCGAAATTTATTTTATAAAACGAAAGGACTAAATATGGGAGGTGTAGCATCAGTCAATCCGGGCGGATATATTAGTAGACCTGACTCTCGTCAGGAAGGTGCTTTATTGACGCAAAAACATACAATGGGTGGGGCTGCACTTGATGTTGCATCTGCTGATCTTAATGCTCTTCAATCAGGAGCATTAGGGACACAATTGAATTTAATTAAAGCAAGAGGAGATGTTTTAAGCACTCCAAGAAATGTTTTTGATTTGCAATCAAAGATGCAGCCTTTGACGCAGGATTTTGATGCAGAACAAACCTCGCGTCAGGCAGCAGAATTTGGCTTGAGTGGGGAAAGCCGTTCCCGTCAATTTGAACAAATGCTTTCGCCAGCAACTGCTCGTATGCGCTATCAATTGCCAGAGCAGATTGAACAAGCAACATCTGCTCCTGCGTTCAAAAATTTAATGGATGAATGGTTGCAGAGCAAGGGGATTGCTGCATCCTATGCTACTGGCATTGATCCATCTAGCACTTTTGGTCGTTCTGCACTTGCCGATATGTCAACTGAAGAAGGCAGGAAGCGATTGCTTGAAGATATTAATATTCGACAAGGGTTTGTTCAGTCTCAAGCAAAGCCGATGGGAGGAATTGACCCTAACACATTGATTAACCAAAGAATGGCATCAGAAGCTGCGAATCGTGGTGCAATGTCAGATTGGCAATTAGGAATTTTAAGTGGAGCGCAACAACTTGGTCAAATTAATGCATTAAAACAAGCAGAAGAATTCGATCAAGTCAGGCAACTTGGATCAACGCTTGACCAATTCCAGCAAGCAAGAATGGGATTAAATCAAAATGCTTTTGACTATCTCTCGAAAAACATGGGTGAGATTTTGAACTTGCAACAAACTAGTAGGGCAAATCGTCAGGCATACGAGCAATCGTTGTACGATGCCGCTTCGCAGAAGGCACAAGGTCAAAATCAAATGAAGGGCGCAATGATTGGTGGAGGCGCAGCACTAGGTGGAGCGGCGATTGGCGCAGC